CACAACTGACACTACGAAAGCTAAAGACAGATGGTTGGACAACACTAGCGATTGTTGAGCATTGGAATCCGTTTGCTAGAATAAGACAAGACCTGTTTGGATGTATAGATATATTAGCATTAAAAGATGGTGACACACTAGCCATACAATGCACGACTTATAATAATCGGTGGGCAAGGGTTAAAAAGATAAGTGAAAACGAACATCTTGAATCAATGCGAGAATGTAATTGGACTATAGAAGTATGGGGTTGGCGAAAAAATAAAAGTAATAAATGGGAAGTAGATGTTATTGACATTTCATAAGAAATTTAGTATACTCAGGGGGTAGGAGAGGTTCGCCCAGAATTTCCCTACCCTCCTTTGTAAATGCCCATTTCGGTGGGCATTTTTTTTGTTTAGGAAAAATGATGCCATTAAAAAAAGGTAAATCACAAAAGGTAATATCACAGAATATTAGAGCTGAGATCAAATCAGGCAGACCAGCTAAACAAGCGATTGCCATTGCTCTCAGTAAAGCAAGTAAATCCAAAAAGAAAAGGAAGAAATAATGTACGGTAAAAAACCAATGAAAAAAGCAACCAAGAAAAAACCTATGAAGAAGGGTTATTAATGAAAGGTGTACCGCATTATTTACCTAACGGTAAACTTTTTAAAGGCAAAACACATAAACACAATGGAAAATTAATGTCAGGTGCTACTCATACTACTAATAGCAAATACTTAACACACAAAAAATCAAAAGCAAAATAACATGGCTAAACCAGGACTATACGCAAACATCCATGCTAAACGTAAACGTATCAAAGCAGGTTCAGATGAGCGTATGAGAAAACCTGGCACAAAAGGAGCTCCAACAGCTAAAGCATTTAAACAAGCAGCTAAAACTGCGAAACCAATGAAAAGGAAAAAAGCATGAATGTAACTGTATATCCATACTGGGGTTTCAATGTTGGTGTTGAAGCTACAGAATCAGAAGTCGATGGTAAAGAAATCAACCATTTATTATTTAATTTAGGTTTTGTCAGAGTACAAATTAGTGCATATGCTGACCAATTTGATGTAGAAGTTGAAAAGGAAGAAAACAATGCCTAATTTTTTTGACGATGTATTAAAAACATTTGGTGCAGATACACCAGCAAATAGAGAAGCTCTTAGAGAATATGACACACCAGCTACTAGAGAATATGCTAGACGAGCTGCTCAAGGATTAGAAGATGCTAAATTTGATGAATTTATAAGAAATAAAAATGCTATTAAAAGTCTTGATCCTATTCAAAGACAGTTGTATGAAAGTGGAAACACTCAGATAAATATTCCAAATGAATCAAGCATGAATACTCCACAATTCAGAAATCTTGTTGAAACATTAGGACAAACAGTTGGTGGTGCAGGTATAGGAACTATGACACCGCCAGAAGCATCTTTACTGCAAAACGCATTACCTGGTGGTCAATCTAATGTAGGTTTTAATACACCATTAGTTCCTAATATGTTAGGCACTACAACTCCATCAGAATACCAAACATTATTAAATGCTATGCCACAGTTAGTAGGATTTGGTGGTGGCAGACGTGGATTGTTGCGTTAATGGCAACAAGGAAACAAGTTAATCTATCAGTTGGTCGAGGTGAAAAGCTATCGGTCAAAGCTGGTGGTGGATTAACAGCTAAGGGTCGTGCTAAATACAATGCAGCGACAGGCAGTAAACTAAAAGCACCTGTAACTGGTAAAGTAAAGCCAGGCAGTAAAGATGCTAAAAGACGTAAATCATTCTGTGCTAGATCAGCAGGATGGACAGGGGAACGAGGTAAAGCAGCTAGAAAACGATGGAAGTGTTAGATTCACCATGTAACGGTGTATGTAGAATGGAAGGCACACATTGTAAGAGCTGTCACAGAACATACGATGACCTAGAGCAATGGTATTACATGAGCAAGGATGCTAGACTAGAACGTATGCGTGAAATAAGAGAAGAATGGGGAAATGATTAGAATATTTGTTGGCTATGATCCTAAAGAAGCCATCGCCTATCATAACTTTTGTGAAAGTGTAATTAAACATTGCACCGAACCTGTTAGTTTTACTCCATTAGCATTAAATACACTACAAGATTATAAAGAGAACCACAAAGACGGTAGTAACGAGTTTATTTACAGTCGGTTCTTAGTGCCACACTTATGTGGTTACAAGGGTAAGGCATTGTTTGTCGATGGTGATATGTTATGTAAGGCAGACATATCAGAGCTGTTTCGACCTATGTTCGATGCGGTTAAGGTGGTAAAGCATAACTACAAGACTAAATACCCTATTAAATACCTAGGTAACATCAACGAAGATTACCCTAGAAAGAATTGGTCTAGCGTTATGTTGTTTAATTGCAGCCATAAAGACTGTAGCAAACTAACACCAGAGTATGTAGCTAAAGCATCAGGTAAAGAGCTACACAGGTTTGAATGGACAGATAGTGTAGGTGAGCTACCTATAGAATGGAACTGGTTGGCTAACGAATACGACTACAACCCTGATGCTAAACTAATACATTACACTATTGGCACTCCATGCTTCAAAGGTTATCATAGCATGGACTACGGAACTGATTGGATGACTACATTCACTCATACGATTAACCCACTCACAGGAATATTTAGAAGTAAATTATAACAACCAACCTATACGGAGTTGTAAATGGATGATGCAAATAAAATCAAAAACTTACATGAAAAGACAGAATCATGAATAAGGGTGAAAAACATACAGAAGAAGCTAAGAAGATGATTAGCGAGGCTATGAAAGGTAATTCTAATCATAAGGGTAAGGTTTGGAGCGATATAATAAGAAAATTAGGTATCCAAGATGACCATAAACAATTACATGAAGTAGCTTATGCTTTATTTGCTAAAGCTAAAGATGGTGATATTGCAGCAATAAAAGAAATTGGCGATAGAATTGATGGCAAATCAGTAGCCACAACAGAAATAACAGGGGTAGAAGGATCAGAACTGCCTGTAAACATAGCTGTAAACTTTTTGAAAAAAGATGGAAGTTAATCAATCTGACATATTAGACGCTAACTTTCCTGATAAATTAGAGTTCTTATTTCAACCTTATCGGTACAAAGTAGCATACGGTGGTCGAGGTTCTGGTAAATCATGGGGATTTGCTAGGGCATTACTATTAAAAGCAACAAAAAAAAGACTCAGAATACTCTGTGCTAGGGAAATACAACGGTCTATTAAACAATCTGTGCATCAGTTATTATCAGACCAAATACAGGTATTAGAACTAGGAAAGTTCTTTGAGATATTAGAAACAGAAATAAGATGTAGAAACGGATCACAGATTAATTTTACAGGTCTAGCTAATAACACAGTAGAAAGTATTAAATCATTTGAGGGTGTCGATATTGTATGGTGTGAAGAAGCACAGACAATATGTAAAAAGTCTTGGGATATTCTCATACCCACTATTAGGAAACCAGAATCAGAGATATGGGTTAGCTTTAACCCTGACCTGGATACTGACGACACTTACACAAGGTTTGTAGTAAGTCCACCTAGTGATGCCAAGGTTGTTAAAATTAATTATACTGATAACCCTTGGTTTCCTGATGTATTAGAAAAAGAACGAAAACACGCAGAAGCTAATAACCCTGACTACGAAAATATATGGTTAGGTGAATGTAAGTCTGCTGTTGATGGTGCTATCTACGCTAATGAGATAAGAGAAGCACAAGAAGAAGGTCGAGTATGTAACGTACCTTATGACCCTGAGCTTAAAGTTCATGTGGTTATGGACTTAGGTTGGAATGACTCTATGTCAATTATCCTATGTCAAAAAGGTGTGTCAGATGTTCGTATTATTAAATACATAGAAGATGACCACAGAACACTCGACAGTTATTCTGCTGAACTAAAGAACTTACCTTATAATTGGGGTCAAATGTATCTACCCCATGATGGTCAATCTAAAGACTTTAAACATGGTATATCAGCAGAAGATATAATGAATAGAAATGGTTGGGATGTTCGCATTGTGCCAAGACTAGATGTTGAGTCTGGTATCAAGGTTAGTCGTATGAACTTCCATCGTATATACTTTGATAAATCTACAAGTCGTTTAATCGACTGTTTAAAACATTACAGACGAAGTATCAGTCCATCTACTAACGAACCTGGTTCACCAGTTCACGATGAGTATTCACATGGAGCAGATGCTTTTAGATATTTAAACGTATCTATTGACAAAATGACCAATGAAACATGGGGAAGTCAAGAGATACATTACTCTAATATAGGAATAGTATGAAATTAACCGATGCAGAAATAGTTAGTAAGATAGATAATGAGGAAAATATTGCCTATGGCATTAATGACTCAGCTCTATCTGCTGAACGTGCAGAAGCAATACAATACTATTTAGGTGAACCCTTCGGTAATGAAGTAGAAGGTCGTTCC